ACAATTAAATAGTTAACTGTCTGTGAAATAATATTTGTCCAAGATGGAGCAGTGCTAGAGCCATTTGATTGAAGAATTTGACCAGCAGTGCCGTAAGAAGGACTTGTTCCTACACCCATAGCGCCAGAAGAATTAAGTGCTAATAAAGCGCTACGAGCAGAAGTGCCGCCTGTATAAAGTGTTATGCCATCTGCTGTGCCTACAGTCAATCGACCATTTCCTGTTACATAGTCCATGACCATGCCATCGGTGTATGCGCTATTAAATGCGCCCAGGGCATAAATACCGCCTGAAGCATTGACATCACCAACAATGGATGGGCTTTGACTTAAAGCATTTACCTGGGTAATTGGGCTTGTGTATTCAACCCAAATATTATTAGTTCCGCTTGGTGGAGCAGAAGTAAAGGTAATAGTATTACCGCTGACTGTATAAGCTGAAGATGGATTCTGCGGGACATTCTCGATCACTACAATCATCTGCATGACTGAAGCGACAGGTCTGCTTAAAGTAAAGGCAGTGGTTGAAGCATTACCATTAAAGTAATCAATAGCTGGGGTAAACCCTTGTGTCTGAACTGAGTTCCCAATAAATGCCATGTTACACCGCAGTCAGAGCAGAAACCCACGCATCGCAAGAAGTTGCAACACTGGATGTCACAGTCATAGAATCACCAGTAAGCATTACCACTCGGTTGCCTTGAATAACCTCAAGCGAGCCACCAACAGGCACAGTTGCCTGATATACCAAGTAGTAGTTCACTGAGCTACGGGCGATATAAGCGTTTACTGTAATTGGCGATGTACCTGTGTTTGATAGGATAAGGCTTGAGACCGCAACAGTACCAGAAGAAATGCTTGAAATAACAGTTGAGCCAGACGTACTGACGTTCTTTACTGCATACGAAGTGTTTGAATAAGTAGTCATGTTAGCCCATCATAAAGGATAAGAAGTACGCTTGGTCTGCTGTGGCTGCTGTGTTTGCTGTCCAGGTTGGAGCTGTACCGTTTGATGTAAGGATATACCCGTTAGTACCAATACCCAGTTTAGAAAGAGTAGTGCCAGTTGAGTAATAAGGTAAATCACCAGCAGTATAGGAAGTAAGTCCTGTACCGCCGTAAGTTGTAGTAACTGCAGTGCCATTCCAAACACCAGAAGCGATTGTGCCCAGCGCAGATACGTTTCCAGATGAATCTAAATTAACAGACTTNTCNGANGGGTAAGTAACAAAGACAGTTTTGACACCAGCAGTAAAGTTAACCAAGCTACCGCTATTAGAAGAAGCAAGAACAGTAGTCCTAGCAAGAGTAGGTCCCGTAGTGCTGTACGTGCCAATACCAACCTCCCAATTTGCACCACCTTGGTCGGCGATACAGTAGAAAGTTGTATTGGTGTTTCCAACGACTGCGAAACTTTGATACCCAGTGACTGCTCCAAGAAGCGTAACAGAACCCGTACCAGTAGTGGTCGTNGTTTCNTGNACTCTATCAGCAAGGACTAAAGCCATTTATGGCTCCTCGTTAACCAGCAGCGCTGAGTGTGTAAGTTACGTTGATTGTATCGCCAGAAGTAACTGTTTTAGAACCAGCCGTAAATGCGCCAATACTAAATAAAGTGCCTGTGGTATTATCAATCGCTGTAGATCCACCTACGTTAATAAATGCNCCATATACAGTTCCAGAGCCAGTCATGCTAAACACCACNGCAGCGCTGGTTGACAGAACGGAAGGGTTAGCACTTGTTGCGGNTGAGAAAGCTGGGGTCTTGCGTGTGCCTGAGTAAGTAGGNGCATTAGTACCACCAACTTCATACCAACCAGCATGCGAGCTTTGNGTGTCTGTATAAGCAGGGGTAAACGTACTTGATCCATTAGCTCCTCCTAAACCCATGACAATCGCACCGCCGCCTGTATTAGCAAAGTACGAATTTAATAAATTTTGACGACCAACGTTAGTTGTTAGGTTTTCAAAGGTATCAGACCACTTCTCAACGCCGTTAACATCAAAACAAGTGGCTACGTATGTGCCTTCAAGTCCAACAGTTTCAGTGGCACCGCCACCATAAGAAGCACTAGCTCCGAAGCTATCGCCCATTTTTGTAATTTCAGAACTCATAATTGCTCCTAACTAAATCTAATAATGGCGTCTGATGCAGTATCCGCCGGAAAAGTGACTGTAAATGTGTTTGTTGCGGTTTTATCCGACCCAAAATTTAGTACACAAACTGATGTATTTGTAGTGCTATTGTATATTAAAGCACCTCTACAAGTAAAGGATGCTGGGTTCCAAGTGACATCTGAAAAGGATACAGATACTGTATTTGCGGAAACATTGGATGTTGGTGGGATAACTGTTAAAACCTTACCTCCAGCAGTATAACCAGTACCAGTAACTTCATTGGTAGTTGTATATATTGTGGTTTCATTGCTTAGATTAGCGTTTCCGTTATATAAAGCAATTTTATATGTATATGATGTTCCTGCAGCAAAATTCTGTACCCCAGATAGGCAATCTTGTTTAAATGACGTAGTTAAGCCTTGAACTATTGACATTATGGGTTCACCACTATTTTAGCTTGACCATTACGATAAGCATCGCCACGCTCAAGACCTGTTCCAAGACGGTTCAATTGAGCAACAGCTTCTTGGTATTTATTCTCATAATAACCAACAAGGTCTGCTTCACCCTTCATAAATAGCATTGCTTCACGCATAGCACCATAGAATAGAACAGGATCATAATTATCACCTAGCCAGCTAGTCCCTGCAGCATTTGAAATAGAAGATACTGGAATAGAAAATCCAGATCCAGTACTGCCTAAAGATGAACAAGAAAGAATGTCACCAACAACATAGAAATTGCCGCCAAATTTAAGGGAACAGCTAACAATAACTCCACCAGAAATAACAATATCTGCTGTAGCATTAGCTCCAGATCCACCTGTTAAAGCCACATTTTGGTATACCCCATTGGTATATAACGAACCAGCAGTAATTGCTCCAAAATTAGAAATTTGACCTTGAACAATGGTTGGAGGGTAATAATAGTAATGCATTTCTACTGGATAACTTTGATCTGGAGTAGGAGCAACCATTAATGTCATTTCATTAACATTGGAAAACTGAGATCCAAATAGTGCGTAATATGCTGGCACTCCTCCGGGAGTTCCTTGATATGTTGGTGATGTATAGACTACGGTAGGATAGGCTTCTCGTAAGTAATTGACGTCTTTATTAAGCAAATAGTTATACCTATTTGTTGAATCAATTACCGCCAAAGAAAAGTTAGAGAGCCAATCATCCGGCAAAGAAATATACTGATTTCCAGCCGTTAATGTTCCAGTAACGTTTTTACGTAATGCTGGAATTTGAACTGAGTTATAAATACGATCTTCTGCTTCCTGCACAAATACAGGAATGTTCGCTACAAACAACTGTTCGGTGTTTTCAGCGTATGCTTGGATCGAGTTATATAACGTTTCGTAATTCATTAGGCCATAGGTCCACGAGTTTTAATNCCTTTAGTAGCAGCNCCATAGCCACGCATTGTAAGCTCGCCGTTTTTATTTTCTTTAGNNTAATTGCGTTTGCCTGTACTACCAACAGAAATATTAACTTCATCCATACCATTTCCAGGCTTTTGAATAATATCTTCTGCTGCGCTAGTTGTATTTGGTTGTGGTTGCTTGTAGATACCAATATCATTACCACCACCTTTTGGGTAGGTAAATCCAACGTATACATCAGCAGGTTTATTATTTTTAGCCATGATTACCCCTGATTATTAGCACGAGCTAAATTACGGCCTACTTTCTTCATAGCTTCTGAAGAAACAGTACGAGCGCCTTTTTTGCCTTTGCCGCCTTCGATACCGACTGTTGGGCCTGTATCACCTAAATTTTTGCCTTTAGTTTTACCTTGTTTGGTAACGCCATCAGCNGCTGTTTTGTATCCCATAATAAACTCCTAAGTTGTGGATATTGTTACTGTACCTATTTGTCCTAATGATATCAAGTCATTTGGGGTTAAAACTGAATCAAAACTACTAGCGCCACCTACCGGTGCCCACCCCCACTGAAATACTCTACTACCTAGTTCAGGCACACCAAACCCAGATTGTGTAGTACCACCATTCACGTTTGTCTGAACTCCATTGTTACCAGACTGCAAATAACTTACATCACGCCTTGGTTCCCGTATTGCTTGTGGGTCATTAACAGGGTATAACCCTAATGATAGCTGAGGCTGATCCGGGTCCCAACAAGACGGACAAACTTTAATCTGATAAAGTTTAGTCTTAATTACTTCTTTTTTTAATTCTTTAAGCATATACCGCTGCGCACATCTGTCGCATTCGGCAATTGCCCATTTACCTGAAGCATATTTACTTGGCATTTAATACCCTAGTAAAACAGTACTCTAGGTACAAATCTAATAGCTGCTTTTTCTCTATCTTCATCTGATGCTAATTGCCACTGCTGCTCATAATCGCCTTTTAGCATCATAATACGATTAGGGTCAACACCTTGTATCTTAACAGCTAAATTATAAGCTAATCCAGCCACCATAGCAGTTACTAAACGGAATGGGATGTCCTCAATATTTGAACCATTCCCAGCATCTTGCATACGGCGAAGGCGGTAGTACACAAATGTATACTGATTTCCTGGAGAATTAGGGGTAGGCCAAACATTAATGCATGGCAAGTTATTTACATATACGCTATCTAGTGCATCGTGTGAGGCTGCTACTGTACCATTTTGACCACGCCAAGCGTTCAGAATCTGATTTCCAACAATGTTTTGATATCCAATAGTCTCTGTAACACCGGCTGTCGTAATATTAATAAAACCCTGTGTAGGGAGTTTAGAAACGTCTGTTAACGTTATAGTTGTATCTGTAGCTGATATGGGATACCCAGTAGCGATGGTAGTGGCTGGAAGGGCTGGAATNTTACCTGATTGNCGGTTTACATAGACTTGGATNGGACGACCATTAGCGTTCTTATTAGGAATTGTAATGTATGTAGACTCTGAAATCCGAGTAATATTAATGTCGATCTGGTTGTTGCCTTGCCCATTATTAGTACGAACTACGGTATCTAGTAGGTCAATGGTATCCACAGGAATAGGGTAAATAGCCTGTCCTGTATTCATAACGATCTGTTGCTGCTCTACTGTCCATAAGTTAATACCTCTATTAGCCCACTCAATAGTAAGCAGGTTGAGGCTTCGCCGCGCTGTGCGCAGGTCATATCCAGTACGTAGTTCTTTTCCGCAACGCTCAAATGCCTCTTCGACTAAGTCGTTAAGGTTTAAATTAAATACGCTTAACCCAGAAGTGGAAGCTGTAGTTGCCATTACTTAACCTTCTTTACAGTTTTATTAGGAACTGGTTTCTTTACTGCT